ACATTCTTGTTCTGGGTCTTCTACGGTTCTGGGCAAAGCATAATCCGCATAGTTACTACCCATCAGGTCTGCCCAGATACGAAATGCTCCACGAATGCTCTGCCATCCAGTCATCCAGCAGTGACCAATCCAATACTCCCACCAATTCAAGGTAGTTTTCTTTTTATCTGTTGCTAATACTGGTTTAGAGAATGTCATATCAAAATACCGGTAATACTTCTATTTGTTTACATCCCTGAGATTCTACCATATTCTTCCAGAAAAAGGCACTCTCAACATCAAGGAAGACCGCAGATTGTTTACTGAACTGACCCTTTTTCTTGGGTTTGAGGTAGACAACGCTGTATTTCATAATTAGGAAAATGGTGAGTACGAAGAGCATTATACACAATAAATGAGTTTGTAATAAAAATGGAAAGAAACGCAATCAGACGAACCACCGCAATTTGGTCCGATTCTTTATCCGTATCACCACTCTTTTCCCCAAGAGACTTCGCAATAATTTTCCATAAATTACTTTGCTTCTGTTTCATAATCTCCAATAATTTCTATATTTTTCCATTCATTTGGATAAACTAACATACAAACACTTCTGAACTTATCATCATAGGTTTCTATACAAACCGTGACATATTCATCGGATACAAATTCAATAAACCCATTACAGTTTTTGTATTCAACCTGAATTCCTTTGGTAAATGTCATCATACAAAACACATCTCCAAAGAAGTTTTCTTGAGTGGCATAGCAGTATAAGAAGTAGTATTCTCTATATTTACCTCTTTGCCAGGAGTCTTAGAATTTACCGGAGCATAATAGACTCTTTTCTTTGGAGAATAGAATCCCCATACAGTTTTAGTAGGAGCACCCAGATTATAATCAAACTTACGAGTACAGCACAACCAAATACGAACTATTTTTGTATTGAATTGTTCGTACTCATAAGAATATTCTTTTGTGGGTGCCTTATGAGGAAACTCGGGAATCATTAGGTTGTAAATGAATCAATAATACCGGACTCGTACTCGTCCGAGAGTTTGAATTTCTGAGCACTGACTACATTTGGCATAATCAGATTCACATACCTTTCGTCATAGGATTCTTCTTGTGACAAAATACTAAATGCTTCGGTGTCATTTTCGGCAATTAGATTGATTAGTCCACCATATTCCGAACTTGGAAAAGGAACCCAAAAATCAATCAGATACAAATACTTCATTTCTTTTGTTTGATTACTCCTTTATTTTAGCAGAATGTTGTAGACAAGTCAACTGGCGGCTAAGTTCAATTCTTACCGGAATCAGATTGTGGGAAAAAAACATCTCCCATTGATTACCCTTCACCAAATTGATAATATTATCCAACTGACGTAGTGCCAGCAGAATCTTCATTTCATTAGTCATAGAAACTCCGCAACAAAGTAATCAACCGTCAGTTCCAGTTTTGCGGCAGTGCTCTCAATATATTCATCAATCAGTTCGGGAGAATCTTGCTGAATAATGGCATAATAACTATACCAGAGAGGAGAAAGAACTTCACTCATTTGGAGTAACGACAATCAGGATGGGGTTGTGGAAGTGAGGCACATACAGTATCATATGCCTTGAAGAGTTCTATATCGCGTTTGGCAATTGCGGCATTATACATTAGAATGCCAATAAACGCAAGAAAAATGTAAGTAACTTTCATCAGCAGGCACCCATCATAGGATTGACATTGGCAGGTTGAGTATTGAATCCGGTCACTTTATAACCAAGACCAATACGCTCATCACACTCGTGCTCAAAGTCACTTTTGGTGATACATTTGGTGCTCATTACGTCAGTACCCTGAAACTTGAGAACCTTGTAGATAAACTGTGTATCACCGGCAACGGGGAAATAGTCAACAACCATTGTGCCGGTGGTGGAAGTGAGTTGCATCTGGTGCTCCGTTGATTACCTTGTTATTATAGGGCATTACCAGCACCACAGCAGTGCCGCTGGGCCAGTTTGGAAATTGGTTTTGACTGTCTGGGATACCATAGGAAGCGGTCGGTGCTTGGAGAGGCACCCAGAACCCTTACAAACACTAGGGTCAAAACCTGATTTTTTGCGATTTTCACTCCTTAGGTACTATGCTTGGTCTGTGCGGGCAGAATCCGCTGTTTTTTAAAGTTCCTCATCCTTTTTTGAGGCAGATACGGTCCATTATACACATAGCAAGGTCAAATTGCAAGTCCTCATCAATTTCTCCAAGTTTGTCTTTCAGAGCATCAGGAACAACCTCCTGCATAAATTCACACCAACGCTCATCCAGATAGATGTAATCAATCACTTCAGGAACCAGAGCATCTGCCAGATTGCTAATTGTTTGATTAGAGAGTGCCATAATTACTTGAGATTGTACTTGGAAATGAGAAGGTCTCTTACAAGTTCGCGGTCAATACTATCACCACAGAACTTTTCACCTTTGATTCTGGCAATCTTGATGATGTCATTAGTTGCCTTACGAATCACAGTACGATTGGCACCCATAGGATAGATACCATCAGAACCATAGAACGACATCACATAATCAACAAAATCGTTGATGAGTTCTTTTGAAAGTGTGGTTGCAGTCATTTCAGTTAGCAATTTGGTTGAGAATGTTGCGAGCATACTTCATAAAGTCATATGCAGTCACATTGCCATTGTAATTCTCAATACAATAACCATCAAGCATATCAGATTGATTATAAGTATTCACAATCAGCAGGCAGGCATCATAGAGTGCCGCTTTATGTTCTGCTTCGGCATTAAACTGAATTGCGCTGTAGGTCGGGAGGGTCACTGGTGGTTTCCTTGATTACCTTGTTATTATAGGGCAGAACACAGGCGGTTCGGGAAGTACTGTGCCACTTTGGGGGCTGGCACACCCTGTTTATCAATTAAGTACTCAACATATAGAGTTTCTTCTTGCTCCCGTGCCTCAATTTCATGCCCTTGATGCCAATATTCGTAATCTTCCATACAATCTTTACCATAATACATTTTTCCGCGTTTCTGACGGAGAGAACCCACTACCCACTGCCGCAGATGGGTCATTTCGTGTAAAAGAGTTTTTATATACAACTCTTCACACATATGGGTATTCAGTTCAATAATGAAGTCTCTGGGGCGATAGGTTCCTTCCAGTACATCACACCAACCATAAACACCTTCACGCCTCAATCCACGATGTACAATCTGAACATAGATTTTATGTCGTGGAAGGAACTTATTCAGAAACCAAGAGGCAACATCCTCACAGGTCCGCTTGCGATAACCGTATCCACTAATTTCAATGAGAGAGTGCATGACCAATGTAAGAACCAAATGAATGATGAGATGAAAATCAGTTTGTCTTTAGTAGTCATAATCAGCAACCAAACATTAGTGCTCCAATACCCGCACCAAAAATACCCCACGAATTACTTCTCTTATTTCCATAAGAATAGTTGTAACTACCAGAGTTGCGGTTGCGAGTATAGTTAGAATTGTAGTTGTATCCTGTTTGACCTGAGAGGGCAGTCGCTAGTCCATAACCAACGGCAGCACCAGCAGCAGGATTACAAACTCTCTGACGTTGATAAGTGGGATTCCAGTTACCACCACTCACCTGATTACAAGGAACATTATAGGATTGAGTCTGAACTCCACCCGGATAGTAGTTTCCGTACTGGTCATAACCACCAGGAACATAAACTTCCTGATATTGAGTACAGACACCAAATTGATTCACCTGTTGTGCCATTACTGGTGCGGGCAGAAATACTAGCGGAAGAAGGAGAAGAAGTTTTTTCATTGTGAAGGAGGAGGAAGTTTTGGAGCGGACATTTGTAATGTTTGTTTCTGTAAACCGAGCATGGCACCATCAAGTGCCTGTGCGATTGGACCAAATCCAACCGTTGCAGCAATAATACCAAAGATAGTTCCAGCAACAAAATTAATCATTTTAGTAATTTGTAACCTTTACAAGTTGTTCCAGGATTTCGCAGAGACCTTAACATATTTCCAGAGGATTTAAGTTCCAAAACTTCACGGCACCATTTTGTAAGATTAGAGACAACAATAACTTCACCAATTGGAGTTTCAATCAAACGGATTTTTGCTTGTGAATATGCTACGTTGTCAGCATTACTCATCCATTCAAGATTTGATACGTGATTGTTTGTTTTGTTTTCATCAATATGATTTACAGTATCATAATTATTTGGATTTGGAATATATGCTAATGCTACTGCCCTATGAATAATCATAGTTCTAGCATTAGAAGTATTTTGTTCCAAAATAACATTCATATATCCTTTGTGGTTAATTTGTGGTTTTAGTTCTCTTTTGTAAGAATAATCAAGGACTTTTCCTTTTCCCATTCCTCCCGTTTTTTTATGAGAATAGATTACACCGTCTTCGGTGACACTATATGCCTCATATCCTGGTATAAGTTTCATAGTTGATTGGTTTATAACTACTTATATTTATACCAGAATGATTGGGTCTTGATTACTTATACAAATATGACCCGCTCCAATCCGCATTCTCAAGCAACCATTCACGCTGCTCAATCAATCGCAAATCATAACGAACACCTTTGGCAGGAGATTTCCAACTGGCACTTTTATAAATTTGTCCAGTTTTCTTATCTACAAAAGCATGAACAGAGCGAGAACCAGCAGCATTCATAATGATTTTGTGATACTTACGACCACTCTCAATAATGAACTCATAATCACATTCACCATTCTTTAGTTTTTCAACACATTCCTGATGATAAGGAACATAAGACTCATCCTTATTCTTAATGGCATATTCATGAGACTTGATGTTGTAATCAATGAAGTTTTGACGCAGTGCCTCACAAAGTTCCCAAGTGTGCTTCAGAACGGCAAGTTCAATGTTCTTCCGTGCCTCTGTGGCGGCAGCGTAGTCAGCGAAGGTGGTCGTCATCGGTTTGCTTGCTTATGAGGTTATTATAGGGCATCCAGCAGGGGATTCTGAGGGTCTTGTGCCAGTTCCCAGTCTGCACACCGCTTGGTTGCGATTTCTGTATAGTGTTCACTAAGATCTATACCCACAAAGTTTCTATTTTCCCGAATGGCGGCAACTCCTGTGCTGCCACTACCAACGAACGGGTCAAGTACCGTAGAATTGATAGGAGAATAGATCTTGATAAGATACGCCATCAAATCTACTGGTTTGACTGTAGGATGGTCATTGTCGGATCCTTTTTCTTTTCTTGTGGCACGAGGAGCATAAAAATATTTTTGATGTTCTGGTAATACGTCACCAATGATATTAGAAGGATATCTACCAGCAGGGTTAGCATCTACAGTTCCAAACTCTTCTTGTGTTCCTGTAGTTTTTCCATCACGTCCAAATGTACGACGTTTAGCACCATCTTTTACCCAACCTGTTGGTGGTTTCTTATCCCATGGCACTCTAGTATTTTCAGTATCAATTAAACCACATCCCCACTTCTCAAAATTATTTTGAAGTGTTCCTTGATATGGTTTTTGTGCTACTACTATTGGTTCATGTGCTGGTTTTAATCTATTATGTTTGGGCATTTTAGTAGTGGTCATCCACATAATTTGATCTTTAATTTTAAATCCAGCATCCTCTACATTACATGCCAGACGATGATAAAGTTCTGGAGAACAAAATGCTAAGCAAAAAGCACCTGGGCGAAGTGTGCGAAACACTTCAACCCAGATGTCTACGGAAGGAACTGAATGATCCCAATGGTCCATATTCATTCCATAAGGGGGATCGGTGATACAACTATGAAAAGTATTATCTTCGTAATTAGATAACACTTCTTTAGAATCACCTAATAGAATTGAGAACGTTTTGTTCACAGATTAATCTCCCTTCGTGTTTAAAATAATTAGTTTTTTCAGCACTACCATTCTGAGTGTACATATTTCTTATGTAATAGTCAAATCCACGAGATTTATCTTCCCATTTTGGCATGTTTTGATATTTATGCAGAATTTGATTTAGTTCTACAAGCAATTTTGAATACAATTCTCTCTTTTCTGATTTTAGCACATCTTTACCATAAAAAATTGTAGTCTCATTAGTTTCTTTACTTGTAAAAATGTAAATATACTCTTCCCCTGGAAGTCCACCATTATAAACGGGATAAGTCTTGTTGGATGATTTACATTCAATAAAATAAAGTTTACCATTGTACCTTACAATGAAATCCGGACTGGAATTTTTTCCTGTCGGTTGTGAAATATATTCTCCTTCTTTTAATTCAGGAATATCACCACCATTAAGTGCTTTTTTGAGTTGTAATTTTGTAATTTTTTTAATTTTTGATTTTAAAAATCCATTAGAAATCAAAGTATTTTCTACAGAAACTTCGTGTTCTGATACTTGATATCCACCAGACACAAAATTAAGTTCAAGAATTTCTTTGAAAAATTGATTCAAATTTGCCATAACAGTTTTTCTGACGATTGCCGTCAATTCGATTGTTTACTCTGTAATTATAGGGCATCCACCAGGGGATTCGGGGGGTCTTGTGCCAGTTTCAGGACTGCCACACGGCAATCAGTTCACTTGCTTTTTTTCTGCTAGAACTCTTTGCAGAAATGGACCTTGACACCTGAATTGAATGGATTTTGGCATTTTTATAAAGTTCTCTTGTAACGGGAACATCGTGATTAGAAAGTATCACCTTAATTCCACGATTTGCCAGAGTTTCTGCTAAATCTCTCAATTCAATCTGTTGTTCGTGAGTAAATCCATCTGTTGCATAATTGGTAAAGTTAGAAGTCTCAGATGTGGGAACATAGGGAGGGTCAAAGTAAACAACATCACCCTCTCCTAAAGATTCATACAGTAATTCGTTGGAGAATGTGGTATTGGTAAATTCAACACATCTATTATTAAATGTGGCAATAAAGTCCAACATTTCTTTTTCGGGAAAGTGTGCCTTTGTATTTTCTATTACCCCAGTCTTTGAGTTCTTGTTCTCCTTACCATAGGGAACATTAAACTCACCTTTAGAATTATAACGACAGAGACCATTAAAGGCGTGTTTGTTCAAGTATAAGAACAGTTTAGCTCTCTCTCTGGCATCAGTCTCGGAATTAAACTTATTCCTAATTTCAATATACCTTTGTCTTGTATTATTATCGTCCACAAATATCTTGGCACAATCAGAAACAAACTCAATATCAATATTTGTATAAAGAGAATGCAGATCTGAATTAATGTCATTTAGAATATATTCATATGCCTGTACGTTTAGTGCTACAGACAGACTTCCACCAAAAGGTTCACAATATCTGGTGGGTGTTCCAATTAAAGGTAAAAGATGGGGCAAGACCCTAAACTTGTTTCCTGCCCACTTGAGAGGTGGTTTAATCATTATATCCCACTATATGAATGTAATCATAGCATAAAAAAAGAGGGTTGTCAAACCTCTTGCAATCAATTATCATACATTCTACATTCTAGAGCATCAGGGTGCGAATCACAATAAAGTTCAAGTCGTGTCGGATCGTGAGAATCTTCTGGATGATTTTCTTTATATGATTTCAGTGCTTCTAATTCTTCTGAAGTATGCCGACGATTTTGTGGTGAAATTGTTGGGTCATCAAGAACTTGTTTGTCTTTTTCGATATGCTGATCGATTGTACTCATAATACTCGGTAAATTAGATATAATATTTATTTTATTTTGTTTGTGAGGATACAGAGTCACCTTTACCATAAAGTGACCTAACAAATAATGCCGTAAATTTTTCCATCTTTTGTGGGCAAACTTGACTCGGATTGTAATTAATTGCTTCTCTCAGAGCATTCAGTTCTCTCCACTCTTCTTGAGTGAGATATTCTGAGTTTGTTTTGGGAAGTGTCATGGGTTTAATAAGAATGTTAGGATTCTAACACAAATCCTTTATATTATGTAGAAACTTAACATTCTCTTTTGTTTTCAACAAATTCCTCTAAAGCATCCAAATCATCTTTGAGTTCCTTTTCTGCTTTTTGGTCGTGATAATAAGACCACAATGAGTTATGTACGGTCATTAATTCCGAAACCCAAAATCCGCCCGGATATATGCCCAGAGCATCTTGCAGTCCTCTGTGACTGGTTCCTTCTTTCTCTGCCTTACACATAATATAGCAGATTGCCTGGACCATATCAAGTTTATCAGACTCAGAGAGCATAAAGTACTTACCTATTGCTCTTTGCTTTGCCTCTTCATTTGACTTCTGAAGTTCTTTGCAGGCATCAGACGCCCACCATTCTTTTAGCATCTTACCAAATTCGTTAGGTTCAGTCATCCTTTCCAAATATAGTTCCAAAGAATCCGGTGTCACCAAATTTACGATTCTCCAGTTTATCCAGAATAGAATCAGTATTTTGAACTGATTCAATACGACTAATCAAATCAGCAATAACTGAGCATATCATAGGTCGTTCTTGTCGTGCTGCAAATGCCAGTGCTGCTCTCAAAGATTGTTCTGCATCTTTTAAATTTTCTTCAACTGATTGTGATAGTGCCATCGTTTTCCTCCTCAAATAACATACAGTCAATACAGGACTTTAGTTCCAATACATCATCCTTAGAAAGTCCATCTAAGGTAATTGCTTGTTTCTCAAATGCAATGGTGATATTATAAACTTCACCATCAAATCCACCACAGGTTTGAATGGTTCTCATTCTTTAAACCAGAAACCATCGGCAGTCATAGTCCAACCTGCCGCAACCATTTTATCATAAGTTTTTGGTTGTGTAATTTTGCGGAGAAGAAAACTGCCATCATTATTATCCACCCATTCCACCTCATCACCCGGAGAAAGATTTGCTGCTTCCAACAAGTCATCTGGGAATGTGATAAAGTATTCTTGCTCTCCGGTTATACAATCAGTTCCTTCTTCAACAGGAAGTTGCCACTTGACTACTTTATCTTGTTTAGGTTCTTCTGGGGGTAGATTAGAAAGATATTCCAAATCACTGTGCCCCCAAGGCGGCATACAATCGTCAGTCTCTTCTTGATTGATTTTAGTTACAGTTTCTTTCCAGGCATCCTTAAACTTCCTATCAAAGTCTTCAAGGTAATACTGAAGAAATTCATCCGCAGCATACAGAAGAGTTTCTGCTTTATCATACTGATGCTCTTGAAGTCTATCAACAGCACTATCCAAAATCTCACGGGCAGAAGAAATTTTGGCGGTGACCATTTCTAGGTCATTCATCACATTCCAAATTTTTTGGTAATTAGTCGTCATTTTGGTTCAGTCTGTCTTGGATTGCTTCTCGTACTATAACCTGAATCTCTTTGCTTGTCAAGTTATTCAACCACGACCAATTGGGGTCTTCCTTGTCCCAACTCATTTCATAAGACCCATCATCATTTTGAGTAATTTTCAGTGAATCAATCTCTTGGTTTTGGTTTGTTACACTCATTGCAGTAATAAGAATAATTGTGCTTAAAGTATTTTACCACCTGAAAATTCGATTTGTCAAGTGGTTTTTCTACACCACACTTGGAGCAGACTCTAGTTTGGGGTGTTCCACTCGGACTTTTCTTCTTTACGGAGTGCCTTAAGTTCTTTATATAAGATTTTGATTTGCTGATACGCATCTTCAGGTGAGATTTTATCAGATATTTCAAGTCCCGCAATGAGACCCACTTTATCCCCAAAACGGGCAAGTGCTCTTTCATATTCTGTTAAATTATCATAAGGCATTTTATTTTCTCTTTTTATAGGGTTTTAATGGTAATCTTCCAGATTTCCATTCTTTACCAGGACATTCTACACTTCTTTTGTTAATTTGTCCATCATTCCACCATTTTGTTTCTTTATTATTATTATGAGTTCCTGGAAATGGTTTTCCTTTATGGACATTTCTTATTTTTTCTTTAGTTTCTTCTGAATGAGTTTTACCTAACCAATTAGTGTTACCTTTTTTTGCTTCACCATTTTTTCTTCTATGTTCTTCTGAACGAGTTTTACCTCTATTTGCATTTCCTATTTTATTTTTTGTTTCTTCACTTAATTTTCTACCAGCAACACCTCCACCAGTTCCACCATCTACAAGATTTCTCAATATACCTGTTCCGTCATATTTTTTACCGAAAATGAAAATCATATAAATTTCGTGTTTATTAGCATCGTTAAGAGAAAGATTATCTTTTAGTATAATTCTTCTTTTTTCATTTGGAACAGAAACACTATGACCAAATTTAGTGTTCATTCTTCTATATTTTGATTTTTTTTTGATGCTTTCCCCTTCCAATATAATAAGGTGTGCCGTCTTCACGCAAATAAGCGTAAGTATAATATTCCATCTGCTTTACTTGTGGTTATAGTTATTTATACAAGGAAAGGAGCATTTCTGCCCCCATTCTGCTTAAATAACCACAAATAAGCATCACTATTTATTCATATAATGTTCGGCAAGAATATCTATACGGGCATCAACTGCATCTATAGAGTTGGCATTTTCATACAGACAATTTGTAGTCTCTACATTCTCTTCTTCAAGACGCTTAATGTCTATAAGAGCACCTTCATACTTTTGTTCCAGAGTAGTAATGCGTTCTTCAAGTATAGCAACGTGCTTGGCAAGAGAAGAACAAAGTCCTACAAGACAATACTCATTATCGTGCTCATCAGAAACGATAAGTTTGTACTTGTCAGGCATCTCATAATCTTTGAGAAACCAATCAAATAATCTAAATCTCATCACAAAACTCCTATTTCTTTAAGATATTGTCTGTACCTCATAAATCTACCGACACTTGGTTGATTTGGTACATTCAGTTGATGACAAATTTCGGAGTAGCACAACCACTCATACCAAGGTGTGGTAGAGTCCAGAGTATGATAAGGATAATCAGAGTTTTCCATCCACGCTTCCCTGATGAGTAATTACTTCCATAAATCCTTCTTGAAGACCTTTCATATAGTACCTAGTGGCATTAATACAACCTTCCTCGGTCAGTGATGTAATGAGTCGTTTTTCTTCTTTATTATAAGAGTGATAAACACCCCATCTTGCTTTTTCAATATAAAAGCAATCATCAATCAGTTTTTTTTCCGTCATTTACTTTTTTTACTGTTTCGTGAAGTTGTTTAAGTGCCTCAATGGTTTCAGGAGTTTCTTCCCATTCCCATTGGTTTTCGTTTTTTTGAGTATAAGTGCGTGTGGTCATTGTTCGTTCTTGTAGATAATAGTGTAATCTTTCTTTTTGAAATTGTTACGGGCAATGTACTTTTGAGCGTGGTCTTCGGTCTGGAAATAGCAGGTCTTGAAATCCTTTAGTTCTTTACCATCCTTATGAGTTATTTTAATAGGAAATCCATCTCCGTGAGGAAACTCTTCTTTAATGGGTTTGATCATAAATTGGCAAAGTGGTTCAGATACTTAGTTATCATAGCAAGACTTTGATTATTCGTCAAGTTCCTGTGCGAGTTGTAGCATATCATTTTTATCCAGAACAATCAAATTGTCTTGAGCATTATAAAACCTTACAGTTTCTGCGGCAACTTGTAGGATTGCAGAAACCAGTTTCTCTTCAGTATCAGCACCTTGATTGTTCCTACAATCCCATACTGCGTTCATAAATGCTTGTGAGCGTTCAGACATAAGTTTCGTCCTCAAAGGTAAAGTATTCGTAAATTTGTGCCATTACACACTCTTCAATATGGTCACAGATAGACTCTTCAGTCGGGTTCTCAATATGCTTATGAGCACGACGATAACCACGCCGCACACCTTCTTCAATCGCTTGTTCTAGTATCACAAGTGTTTTTACTTTCATAGTTCTACCTCAAAGTTAGGGTCAAAGTTAATGTTCAGGTCTGCATTATTGTATCCGTTGTAATAACCACGAGGATTACATACAACTCTACAATTACCAATCATATAATCCATACTTTCGTGTGTATGACCGTGACTCCAGCATTTGATTTGAGGATTATTCAAAATCAAATCATCAAGGTCACTTACATAAGCACCATTTGCAATACCAGAACTTCGGTATTTTGGATGAACCGATTGATAAGATGGTCCGTGATGGGTAAGAACCCAGGTTTTAGTATCCTTAAACTCTTCCAACTTTTGTTGAAGGAATAGTTTGGAATTCTTATGAAACTTGAGAGTATCATCAGTAGTTAGTTTGCGATAGTTAGAACCAATACGAATGACTTTATAATCATTCATACACTGTGCTGCCTCCATCATCTCTAGAGCATTTTCATTACGAAAATCAGTCCATAGAGTTGTCCCAAGAAATACCCAGTCCTTGATTTTTACAAAGTCATTTTCTACAAGATGAATTTCCTTTGGTAGATGCTCTGCAAGAACATCCCAAGTTCCTTCATAGTTGTATCCATATGCTTCGTGATTTCCCGCAAGATACAGAACCTCATCAAAGTTCTTTACACACTTTTGTAGAAAGTCATTATAAACTTTCTTAAGAGGTCCATCCTTCTTAAAGTGACGAGCACAAAGAATGTCTCCACCAAGAATCAGAACCTCACCTTCTCCAAGGTCAGGAACTCCGTGCCCGTGCTCACAACACTCTAAATGTAAATCACTGACTACTTTGATTTTCATTTCCATAGGTCATCGCTTTGGATTTGTATGTATATACTATAAGGCACCTGACTCGGAAGGTCAAGTGCCTTGTGCCAGTTCTTCAATTGGATTAGTCATTCCGATTTTAGCATAGAAAAATACATCTTATAGTATTTTTTCTTGAGTTGAGTTATGGTTTCAAAGTCTTCTTCATCAATACAATCAAGTAAGTATGAAACTCCCTCAAGCTCACTCAATAATCTTGCTATTGTTGTTGAGTTCAGTTGCTTTACATTCCATTTCTGCCTGAAGTTCTCTTGCGAGTCTTTCATACTTCCATTTCATCATCAGGTTTGTAATCGGATTTTTTGGATGAAGTCTTATCATCCACAACATTCTTTCGGTATTGATTTTTATAACTTTGAAGATAAGAGTCAAATATATCGCAATATTTTCATCTACCCATATCAGGTATGCGAGTATTCCGAATATTACAACACAGGCAGATTGAAAAGGTGTCATATGAAATTACCTCTTTATTGGCACTATTTAGAACCCGACTGCCTTAGATTTCTTTTTAGTTTTATCAAGGGCATTTACATAATCCAAATAATCGGGGATTTGGTTGTGAACGAACCAATACCCCTGAACGCCCGTCCAATCGTCAAAAAATATGGTTTTGCCACTTTTCAGGACAAGTTCGTAGTTATGACGATTATATGGGGCATCAGAGGTTTGTTGAAATACTTCCATCACTGAATTCCATCAAACTGACGAAGATATGCCACACAATTCTTCCACTTTTGAAATTCAGCATCCGAAAAATTATCAGAGGCATAGGGAATGTTCACAATTGCGGCACAAACCCGATTCACATTTACAGTAATCATCATTTCATTTGCCGATGCCGGTTGAATGAAAAGAAGAGGAAGAAGAAAGACAAGTTTTTTCATAGATATTCCTCAAGACTGGATGATGTAGTACGCTTTCGTGGAGTCTGTTTAACTTTTTTCTGAATGTAGTCCTTGGCAGTTGTGAGGTTATTTGAGGTATGAACCTGTTCGCCATTACAGATAATAACGAACTTATTACCCCAAGGAACTGCTGCCCATTTCCCGTCTTTAGTCACATAACCAGCAGGGTCTGAAGGTTTATTATTCAGAATATCATAATTGGGAGTATTTGGTATGTTAGGGGTCAGCATGTGACATTCACAACTCTGGCGTTTAGATTTCGTGCCTCAATAACTTTTTTTGCCTCAGCAGGATTGTTAGCATATACTTCTTCTGTTTGGCGTTGATTACCGGCAATAAAAATCACCCGATACTTCATTTGAGTTTCCTCTTTTGGTTACTTGTGTATTATAGCAGGAAAGGGGTCCGTTGAAAACCCCCTGTGCCAGTTATGAAAGTGGATCAGAGGAGTTGAATTGCTTCAGTTTCCCCTTCAATTTGAGGAGCTGCCCACAATTCAAGCGGGAGTTCATCAAGAGACACTGTAGGAGGAGTAATCATACCACCAAACTGTGCGTGAATCTTCTCACAGTAGAAGTTAATAGGTCCGAGGAACACTTCTTCCATAACCTTGATAATCTCTTGGCGATCTGCTTCGATGTCAGATTCGTGCTCGGCGTAGCTGTTACAGATTACGCGAACCTTTTCACCCTTTCTCCAGGCAGATATCGCCCACTTGAGAATGTCTCCAGCATACCGATAAGTGAACTGGGAGTCAAGAATCTTATGTCGGGTTGCAACTCCATCTTCAGAGGAATAGTTGTTAGAACCAAACATCGGATTGGATTTAATCCACTGCTTGATTTCTTCCTTGGTAGTGTTAAAAACCTTGGTAGATTTAGTCTTTCTATCCAGAATAGCATTTTCAATTGCCGTGATGACAGGTTTATGTGCATACCGAGAAGTAATGCCACAGATATCTAGCAATTCCCCGACAACATCACGAGTCAGAGGAAGACTCTCATCTTCAATCACCAACTTCACAACGTTGATAAAGTCATTCTGAACCGCATTTACTGTACCATCCGTTGCATTTGCATACAAACCCATCAAACTTAAAGCAGAATTGTCAGAAAGATTGTCGTAAAGTTCGTTACCAGTATCCTTTCGCACATACAATGCAACAGGAACGGAGTGATAGTTGTTTTCCTTTACTGCCTTCAGAAGGTGTCGATGGTCGAACAAACTCTCATTACCATCGCCATCTACAAATACACTAAATGGCCATTGTCTTACTGCCCATCCTTCCTTTGTTGATGCGATCAGAACATCCAGATTGCCCTTGGCAAGTTCAGTCTTTCGAGGATAATTGGCAGTTGTGGGAATGATTTTGGAAGTTAATCGTGGAACGAAGTTATCATCAATTAACTGTAGTAGTGGGTATTGAGGTCCGTCTTCAGAAGTAACCTCAACACGATGAACAGGAAAAACCTGCTCTGAGTGAACTTTAATTTTTTTCATTTAGTTTAATGCGATGTGTATTGCCCATCAATTGATTGAGCATATGAGTATCATATACCAAAAAGGAATCCTTGTCAACCCCCTGTGTCAGTTCAGCGATTGTCTCAGGGAAAAATATCGGAATTTCTACCATCAATCCAAAGATTATCATCTAATTGAATAAGACCATTTTCACCTACATCATCAAAGTATTCTTGAAGTCGGGAAACCTTATTCTTCAAACTAATATCTTCAACAACATACCCTTCAAGTGTTTGTGTTGTAACATCTGGATCATCACCAATATTTTCTAAACGATCTCGTTCGTTATTATCTACAAGAGGTGCAAGATTTTCCCAAGTATTACCAAGACCATTTGCAAGACAAGGATTACAGTTCAACTTATACATCAAGGTGGTAATCATAGTATGAATATTATCCGCATTTGGTTCTTCTAAAGTATATTCAAATGCTTCTGCAAGTCCAAGACCACACTCACCAGTTTTGATTGGATCTACACCAGTTGGTTCATATTCTGTATAAAGACTTGGACTCAATCCATTATCTGGTTCCGCTTCAGTGCGCTCTTGTTTAACTACCTTTGATGCAGAAGAATAGTTAATATCTTTTAAACAAAGTTCTGGTTCTTGATGAAGAGAAGTCCATGCCCATTCAAGAATGTTACAAAGTGCATCATATTCAGTTGGAGTTAAAATTGGTTTCGTCATAATGATTTTAAATCTCAGAGTATTATAGCAGGAAAGGGGTCCGTTGATCAACCCCCTGTGCCAGTTCAGCGATTGATCGTGCTGATTGCCACATCCCCCTTCTGGAAGATAATGTCCATCACGTTCTGAACCTTCTGTGCCGTGCCCGTAGATGCCTTGTCAAAGGTCGGGCAAATCACCAGACCATAGGATTTGGTGTAGGAGTCCAGAGCACCTGCCACAAGGGCACCAGAGCGGATTCCAGCGGCATCCTGGGGGTGAAGACGCAGCGTCCTACCGACCGTTTGACCGATACCTACGATGTCCATAGAACGCATAAACACAACCGCTTCCAGAGCAGAGATGTTAATGCCTTCTGCCAGAATGCTGTGATGAAGAACCACAAACTTCTTGTCGGCATCCTTACCCCACTCGTTGAGAGTATCAAAGAATACCTCACGATTGACTTTATCACCATCAATAAAGGCACCGTGCTTGGAAGTAATGTGCATCACAGAATAACCTTCCTCTGCCAGTTGTTCGGCAAAGTCAGTTTCGGAAAGCAGACCAATAATGTGCTTGGTTGCCTTGGCACAAATCAGGACTTTATCAACAGAGTTTGAGTAATCAACCAAACCCTCAGTTACAGTAACCTGCTTGGGATTAAGGATAAGGTCAAGTAGATACTCACAGTCCCGTTGAGCGATGTCCTCACCCTTGACCGAAAGTCGCATCTGCTTGCAAATCACCTTAGGAGGAATGATGTAACCGTTCTGAACCAATTGAGGAGCAGGAACCTTAGCGATGATGCTACCGTAGACCTCAGTATCATTCATACCTGCCTTACCAATTACATTGCTGTATTTTGGGGTGGCAGTAAAGAAGAAACAACGCTCTGCCTCTGCACTGAAATACTCTACCGCAGGGAAGAAGTGACGTTGAATAGAATTATGTGCCTCATCCATATAAATTGTATCAACGGTGATTTCTGCCCTTTGTAGTTGCTGTAGAGAGTTATAGGTGGTGAAGATAAGTTTGTGACCTTGTGCCTGCTCGTACCAATTACGAATTACATTAGGTTTCGTGGTGCTAAAATGCCTAGTTTCTCCGGAGTGAATATGAAGAACATTAGCATTAGTGATAAACTCAAGATACTCAGAAGACAACTGTTCAGCAAGCAAAATACGAGGACTAACAACTACAATTGTCTTTGAGATGTTAGACTGGAATTGGCGAACAGCATCGAAAATACCTACATTAGTTTTACCGCCGCCTGTTGGCATCACGACAATACCTTTAGAATGCTGCGAGAGAGCATCCATAGCAGTTTGTTGGTGAGGACGGAGTTGGAACATCATCAATCAATTCAATACTCATATTATAAGGCACTTTCTGGCAAAACTCAAGGGTCTTGTGCCAGTTTTTTTTCTGTCCACCACCTTTTTATACTTTCAGACCTTTTTTGCTTAGTCTCTTCGCTTTGAGGTCTTCCGGTGCTTGCCTTTTTTTGTTTTTCTTTTGTTTCTTCACTATGTTGTTTGACTCTTGGATTTTTTCTATTACTTTCTGATATTTTATTTCTATATTCATCAGTATCATAAAGACCACTTTGCCATTTATTTTTCATAGCAGCAGATATTTTTTGTTTAGTTTCCTCTGAAAGCTTTCTACCTTTGCAACTACCACCACGACTATCTCTAACGTGATTTCTTAATACCCCAGTTTCATCCCAAACTAAACCAAACAAGTCAATCATATATTCTTCGTGTTTGATTGCTTGCTCTTTTGATAGATTATCTTTTAAGATTAATCTTCTTTCTTGTGGAGGTATACCGCAAGTATGTTTTTGAGTCATTCTATGATATTTGTATCCAGAATGATGTTTTCCTCTACCAATATAATATGGAGTCTTATCTTCTCTTAGATATGCGTAAGTATAATACATAAGTGGCGAAACCTACCATATTATTATTTATATAATTATACAACAAAAAAGGGGTCCTGTGAAGACCCCCAGTGGACGGTTCTTTAAGTGGATTAAAGTCTCATCTTCAACGGGGACAAACCTAGTCTAGCAGTATTATGAGTATTCTGTCAAGCCCCTCCTTATAATGTCACCCAATTAGTTCCCGTATATCCCTGAAACTCATTGATACTTGTATTAAAGATAACTGCACCACTAGAAATACCAACAATTAAATTTCTTTGTGCTGTTGTCATTCTTGGAAGATATAATGGTTGTGTTGTAGAAACTAAATCTAAAACACCTTTTGGATTTGTAATTCCTATGCCGACAGAACCAGAAACATAAGCACCACCAGTAACTTGAAGTGTTTGTGATGCTGTTCCTGTGGAGGTTGTAGTGCCGATACCAACAGAAGATACTATAATATCGGGAGATCCATTAAGGTTGTATGCTCCATAAGCAGTTGTTGCTGTCCCAGTTACATTTCCAGTTACATTTCCAGTTACATTTCCAGTTAGAGGACCAACAAAACCTAAAGTAGAAGTTATAATACCACTATTATTAATGTTCGTACTGGTTATACTTGTTGATCTAATATTTCCTGATGCTCTAATACTAGTCTTAGTTATTGAAACTCCTTCACCAAATACCGGATCACCACCAACAAAGAATTCATAAGAATTAGTTGAAATTGTGCTTGTAGAAATACCTAGTCTAGAAAAAGTTGTGATTCCAAGATTGCCAGTTATATACCCATTAAATGTTATATTTCCATAAACATATAAATTTTGATTAACATCTAAATTACTATCAATTGTTGTAATGCCAGTAATATAGGATGTTCCCACCACATGAAGTTTTGATTGTGGGTTGGTAATACCTAATCCTAGATTTCCACCATAGGTGAGTGACATTAATGGACTTGATGGACTCTGCCCATAAATCCAATTAAAATTACCAGTTCCTACCCCTGCCGAACCATAATCAAGATAATAGTTGACATTTTCAGCATTATAGTTTATAATATCAAGAGAGTTTCTAGTGCTATATGGATATAAATTATTGACATTTCCGGTTCTTATTTCTGCACTTCTTCCAATACCAATACTTGCAATATCATTATTACTACTAATTACTCTTATCGATGAAATACCAGACTTATTAACTTCTATGTCTGCCTCTGGTGCCGTGGCAGTTCCTACTTTAATTTTACCAGTTACATAAAGAGTATCAGTTATTGTTGCAATTCCTGTTGAACTAAATCCACTATTTACCGAAGTAATTGATATAGTTGCCGAAGAAGGAAGTGTTGATGCCGTCGTTGCTGTTCCAGTTAGATTGCCAGTTACAGTACCGGTCAAAGGTCCACTAAATGAGGTTGCAGTAACAATACCACCACTAATTGTAACACCGGTTCCTACTTTAAGTGTGGAGAAAGTTGAAATACCACTAGAATTTATATTTCCTGTTAGGTTTCCGACAAAACTATTAGAATTTACAATACCACCACTAATAGTGACTCCGGTTCCTACTTGAAGTGTGGAAAAAGTTGAAACACCACTAGAATTTATATTTCCTAGTACATTTCCTGTTAAGTTTCCAACAAAACTAGGTGCCGTTATAATTCCAGTTGTATTTACATTTCCTGTGATGGCATCAACCGAAAATCCATTCCCAGTTAGAGGGTTCTGACCTACCTGTAATGAATGGTATGGAAGTGTGGTTCCTATACCTACTTTAGATGTTGTAGAGAGGTTTCCGGCATTAACAATCCATCCATCAACTGCAATTGCATAAATGCTAGTTAGTCCAACGGCACTTCCATAAAATGCCGTGGCACTTACGATTCCTGTAGAGGCATACATCGTAATTCCAGAACCAACTCTTACATCACTATAAAAAGTGGAAACTCCGGTGATTGTCAGATTCGTTGCCGTGACTAATCCGGTAACCTTTGCGGTTCCGTAAACATCCAGAAACTCTGTAGGAATTGATGTTCCGATTCCAACCAAACCATTTGCATTTACAATAAAGTTGTCATCATCGACCTGAACTCCATTTCTAAAATTAAATGATTTGTTATAATTTGCCATCTTGGAGACTTTTTAAGTATTTATGAAGTTCTCATAATAAATGCAAGAGCATAATATGGTGGGAGGTTTGCATTTGTTGCAGGATCCCCGAAAGGATCAATTGTTGTCGCAACTGTGATGAGAGTTACCTTGGATTGTGTCACTACTGCTCCCCTATCGGGACCACCATCCCACCCAGCAAATTCTTGATTTGCTCCTTGACCGGTTCCCTCATTTGCAGTGGAATCTCTCGTATCAAGTGTGTGAGTATGTCCAGGATCATTAACATCTGAAGTTGCAGTATGACTGTGAGATACTAAAGTTGCATCAGCACTACCCCCAATATCTCCAGGATCATATGGAGAGGTTCCAGCTTGAGATGTAGTTCCAGTCTTAGTAAGACTATCTGCAGCAACAATAAATCTATTTCTTAGGTTTGGAGTTCCATTACTTCCATTACATAATGACCATCCTGTTGGAACCGCAATTCCAGACCACATAATAATTCCACCAATAGGAACTAATGCATTTTGGAAATCTATTTTTGCAGTAGTTACTGCATTAGCAACAATCTTTCCAGATGTTACCGAATTATCATCCAAAGTAGTAACTAATTCAACATTGCCAGTTCCATTAAAAGAAACTGCGGGAGCATCAACAACTCCAGTAATACTAAAGGTCCTTGAGGTTTGTAGTTGAGTTGCAGAACTAGCAGTACCACTTAAAGCACCAACAAATGTAGATGCCGTTAAAGCATTAGTATCAGCATTATAACTCAATCCAGAATCAATAAACGGACTTTGATTACCAGTTGATTGATTTGCGACTAATACTACCGAAGTTGATGTATCTGTTGATGTAGTTGCTGAAATGTTTATGTTATTTGCATTAGTTGCAGTACCAGTAAGATCACCAGTTACATTACCAGTTACATTACCGGTTGTATTGCCCGTTATATTAGCAATTATACTACCAGCAACATTTAAATTTCCACCAACATTCAGGTTCTTGGCAATACCAACACCACCAGATATAACTAGTGCTCCGTTTGCCGTAGTTGTGGACTGGGTATCGGCACTTACTTTTAATTGTGACTTAGCATTTACTGCACCAGCAAACTTAACTTCTTTATTGAATGTAACAGGTCCATCAAACTGAGAAAGAACAGTACCAGAATTACCTCCTTCAACAACAAGTCTTTCCTTAACCGTTACCTCATCAAATACGGCACTCAATCTAGATGGGTCTTCACCAGTAATTGTTGGAATTGGATTATCAAATGTAACTTCCTCACCAGTTGATGAAGATGTCTTACGATTACCAATAAAAGAGTCTCCATTATTGTTCATACCAGTATAAACAACAATACCACCGGACCTTTCTTGGGATTGTACTAAGAACTCTTCTCTTTCTGTCAAAGTTACGCTCTGAACCTGAGGCAATCCAGTTGAGTAGTTTCCTGGACCATATCCAAGATACTCAAAAGTATGCCCAGATGCTCTGACAATTGAAGGTCTTCTAAATTCAATTGAGATTGGTTTAATCTTTCTGATCAGTGAACCACTATCGTGAGATACTTGTCTTGTGGCAAGAGCACCACGAATCACTGTAAAAGTACCACCCACAGGGAATCCAGCAACTCTCATAATCTCTTCATCAATCTGAATATAAGAACCGAGTGGGAATCTCTTCGTGGTTGCTGCTGCACCTACAGAACTTGATACTGTAATTGTAGAAGTAGTGTTAGTAATTGCACTAGCAGCAACAAGTGTTTCTTTATCAAATAATGGAATACTTCTGATTCCTAGATTTTCTGCGGTAGAATCAGAACTTGAATCATTTGTAGAAAGACCGTGCTTGAGGACATATCCACCATTCACACTTATGGTAGGTGTAAGTGCCGTAAATGTATCAATGTCAACTCTATCTTTTACAATATAATCTCCTCTATTATTATTTGAAGAATCAATTACTCTAAACTTATTACCGGCAACTAATCCGTGAGGTCCAGAACAATTAAAGGTACTTATACCAGAAGAATAACTGGTGGTTGTAATCTGAACTGAAGGTCCAACAACATAAGCATATTGATTTGATGTAATTACAGGGTCTCCTGAAGTCCTGGCAATTGAAATTTGATTATCGGCAGAAACTGCCGTAATACGATGATAGGTGTCAGAAGTTGTTCCGGCACCAGTAAATTGAACTACATTACCAACTGCCGTAGTGATTCCTGATGTTGCAATAGTGTATCTTGTATTATTACTACCATTACCAATCACAGAGGCATCAAAGAATAGATTGCCAGCAGAATAACCAGAACCAGAAGAAACAACATCTACAGAATCAACTCCACCACCAGATACAACAACTCTTGCCGTTGCTCCCTGCCAGGTTCCAGTTTGAGAAGTATTGAGAAGTTTGAGGTTTTGATATGTTCCATCAGTATAAAGAGTACCACCATTTGGAGTTATGGTTCCAGTAACAATACCGGCAAGACCGTGCCTTCTTGCAAAGGTAATTGTTGGTGAAGTTGTTGTAGGATTAGAAACAGAGGAAACATCAAGACCAACTCCTAAACTTGTGAGTAAAGTGTCGGTAGATTCTTTTGTAATACTCTTTTTGAGGTCATTTGTTACAACTTCACCAAGAGGAGACCTTTTGGCAAATGACTTGGAAGGAAGTGGATTATCATTAATATTATCTCTGTCTAACTGTGGATATAAATCAACAACATTCTGACTATACTTAATATTTGTGAACTCTGTTGGAATTGCCTTATCGGCACTTAAAGTATAGATGTGATAAACACCATCCTGAATACCACTAATGTATGGAGTGATTACTTCGCTTCTATAATTGTAAAGATTTGCTTGTAAGTCATTTCTCTCAAATCTTGGAAGTGAGGTTGTTCTGTTGGAGGTTACATTTGTGAATGATCCTAAAGTAGTTATTCCTACAGAATATCTAAAGGTCATATCATCAAAAACTGATGAAACCCCAACGGTTCCATTATATCCAGAATTTCCAACTCCAGCAGGGTTGGTGCTGTCCGTTACATTCTTGATAATAATACTATCACCAACTTGAAGATTGTGTGGAAGTTCAGAAGTAACAGTTACAATTTTGGTAGATTCATTGAAAGAGCAAGTACTAATAAATCTTGGATTTCTGTTATACTCATAGTCTGATGTTGAAAGAGATGATAAATTAATGTCAGTATCCGATCTAATTCCAGTAAAACTTGATTCTTGAATTACAAATCCATCCTCTGGGTTTTTGGCACCCACAAGTTCTTTTGGAATTACAACTCTAATCTTATAAAGTTTTTCATCCAAACTTCTGGTATCTTCAGTTCTCTTTACATAAGAAGGTTCGGTTCTTTCTGTTAATCCCGCAACACCCAATGAATTGATTGCCGTATAAATGCCACTATTAGCATTTGTGGTAATATACCACTGAGTACCATCATATTGTACTGGGTGCCCGACATCTCCGGCAACCTTATCTGATACCCGACTCAGAATTCTTAGACCAGTTCCTTTATAAACGCTAATTGCATTTGCACTGACTGCTGCCGATTGTGAAGAAGCAAGTTTAATTTCATTTGCAGTTAAACTACCGTCAACATCACTTGCAATTGCATAATAAACTGTATTTTCTACAATATTTTCTGGCAAATCACCATCATCACTCAGAATAATAACTTTTTCACCAGTCTGAATATTATGAGATCCAATTGTAAATTTATTTGATGATGGGATGCCAGTTACTGAATATTCTTTAACAGAACTTGTGACTCCATCGGACATTAAAATATTTGCCGAGTATTCTGTCCCGTTTGCAGTAAAATATAGTTTATCACCTACTTTTGCACCAATTCTATATCCCTGAGTGAGTACTGGTGGTACATCATCTTCAGAAGTAAATCCAAATAGATATAGTCTGGCGTTATTACTACTCGGTGCATCAATCTTGGCAACATCTAATGAAATCCAATCAATATTATCTTCTTCTCCTACAATTGCTCTTGGAGCAATAATTGAGGTGATGAATGCTTTATTGTCCTTATCAAATGCTTCTTTCTTAAATCCAGAAGAAGTAAGTGAAATCTGCCCGAAGTTGGAGTTTGAGTTAGTGATACTCAGGTCTCCACCACTTTCAGAATCAAAGTGCTTATTAAAACCAATTGCAAATACGGAAACAATCTGAATAAAGGCATCATTTGTTGCTTTAATGTGACTTGATTCCCATCCACTTCTATAAATTGATAGTGGTTCTAGATGATATGCTATGCTGGTAGAAGAAGAATTACCAGATAAAGTTGCTCCGGCAACTCTGGAGATGGCAATATTGTCAGAATAATCTCTATTTGTTGGATTATATCTTACAAATGCACGGTCATCTTTTTGTAGAGATACGCCAGTAAATTGTGCAACAACCATCGAACGAAAACCCGATGCCTTACTACCATCGGCAAGCATTCCATTCATACCATAAACGGAACGCAATGAAATATTAAAGATATATGGAGATGCTCCGGATACGGTATCAGTCTCAATTGTTACAAATGCACTAGATGCACTTCCTGGTGTTGTTAGATTGAGTGGGAAATTTGGAAGAAGATATGTAAAGACAGTTGGGTCCGTATCACTAATACTCTGAACTTTTGTTGAGATATTATAGTTTTCCGGAGAAACTCCACTAATCTTAATTGGAGTTCCTGCCGAGAGTTCGTGAGGTACTAAAGTTTTGACCGTAACCTGACTACTTGCGGTTCCACCAGACCCAGACTCAATTGTAGAAATCTTAATAGGATCTGCGGCAAAAGCACCTACAATCTCCCATTCTGGCCTCTGCTTCTCAAAACCAAGAGGATCGGCAGGATACTTTTGATCGATGTCTCTACCAGATGCAAGATTAAATGCATTAGAGAGTTTCGCATAATACATATCCAAGTCAGTAAGACCTGTATCTTCATATAGATTTACTCCATCTGCATACTCAAAGCATGTGAGTTTGTGGTGGGAGAATGTTGGGATTGATTTGTTATTGACGGAAAAATCTGTTGGGTCAGTATATACCGTACCTTCTGTACTGCCGTCAAAGATACAGAACTGCCAGAAATAGCAGGCACCGGTAATTCTAAAAATTGCCGAGTTTGGAACAGAAGAATCTGTTGGGTTCGGAACATATTTTGGACGAATCTTAGTCTTTCTTAAATCTAGACCAACGATTGAGGTTCCTCTGGGTACAACAACACCACCATTAACACTATTGAACTTATAAAGAATATTATCGTCTTGTGTGAGGTCAAATACTGAATTGAGTGTAAGTGATAAGGTATTTGATGCCGCAGATGTTGCCCCACTTGGAGATGTTACTGTTGCAGTAGTACCAACAGTTTTTATAGAAAAACCAGGTCTGTTATCAACCGTATGTGCTCCTGGCATTAAGAGAATTGTAGTCTTCTCTACATCATCATTACTATTTCCTCTCTGATAGGAAAATCTTGCTGCTTCTAGAAGTGCTCTCTGTAGCGTCTTGAAGGGTTGAGCAAGTGAATTACCCTGATTACTAATACTATCAGTAGAATCAAGGTCACTTGGAGAAACATAAAGAATGCGACCTTCTGTGTTCTTTATAAAATTATCAAGTTTGTTTAATCCCATATTTATTACTAATATACCTAATATGTTTTATTTATGTTTATTCATCCAATACTTGTTCAGAAATCCTAAAACATATTCTTCACCGGGACATTCTTTACAGAGTTTATTTTCTACACCATTATTCCACCACTTTTTCCCAAAAGACGGATTATTTTCTCCCATAAAAACTTTACTCATTTTTTCTCTTGTTTCTTCACTTGCTTTTCTTTTCTTCGCCGCCTCACTTAATGCTTTTCGGTGTGCCTCACTTTTCTTTCTTCCTTTATGACTATCACTCAACTTCTTTTTTGTTTCTTCACTTAAAACACGACCGGCACAACCTTCCCCACCATCGGTCATATTTCTTAAAATTCCTGTTCCTAAATCTTTTCTACCTAAAACAGCAATCATATAAATCTCGTGCTTCCTTGCTTCTTCATCGGTAAGATTTTTCTTTAAGAATATTCTTCTTTCTTCTTTTACTGGAAGATGAATAGTGTGTAAGGTATTATTAATTCTACCTGCTTTACCTTTACCGATATAATATGGTGTTCCATCTTCACGCAAATATGCATAAGTGTAATAATTATTCATTCTACTTTATTCGTGGTTATACTTATTTATACAAGAAAAGGAGCATTTCTGCCCCTTAATCTTTGCCTAAACAACCACGAATAAGCACCATTATTTATGAAGATAAGTCCTGCCGCAAAAACTCATAACCTTCATCTGGAAGGTCTTGGGGGTTTTCTAGGTCCATATCAAAAAGTAATGGGTGTGCTTCCTCGTCTATAAGATAGAATGAGTTCTTAAATAAATCATCTGGTTCATATGCACGATACTTATCTGCCGTTCTACAGAGGTCTTGGTCGTATAAGTGCCCGTCAGGTAATTCATCGAAGGTAAATGGAATCTCGTTGATGAAGTACATTTTCACAATCATACTTCCGTTATTATACCAACAGTATGACTGACTTATTTTATACTTGAAAGACATTTGAGTATCTCAATATCTTATATTTATTTCAATACCCCCTGCCGGGTACGATCCGGCACGACTAAAGTCAACGGATTTTAAATCCGTAGCGGCTACCAATTACGCCAAGGGGGCTTGTGTATGAGACCATTATAACTCAAAGAGTCATTATGGTCAATAGGCAGAGAGGGCCATGATCCCTCATAACTCCGTTATAAGCAGAGCATTTTGACCAATTAAATTATCCGCCCATAAAAGTTGCCTTGAAGCAACATATAAGACCTATAAGTTGCCTTGACTCAACAACCTTCTTCGTGGTCGGTGTGTATTCGTATGAGGTCGTCTGCTTCTTTGTATTGACTATAAGGAATCATCATAGCATCTCCGTGTTCGCTAGTAACAATAAAAGACTCTCCATTTTCCACTCTTTCTAGTAGATTATCAAAGTCTGATTGAAATTCTTCTACCGTAAACTTTTCCATTTATCAAAGAGGATTTGAGTATGCAAGACAATCATCACTTACCTGAGCACGAACCACTTCAAGAACATTCATAAACTGGTCTACGGTCTCACAATTCACAACTTTTTCACCACCTTCGCTTGAATACAGATAGAACTTACGAGCAAGAGTATCGACAACACAGCGGGTCAGGGTCTCTTCGACAGGCATCAGGCGTTTCGTTTGATTACCTATGTATTATAGGGCATCTGGGGCGGGTTGTCAAGGGGTTGTCAATAGTATAATATATAAGTAAAATTACCACCACCATTATCAAATATTTCACCCTGACTTGGAATCCATCGAAGGTCATTGTAGTCGCCATCAACACCATCTTCCAACCACATTTGATTGAGGTCAGTTATAAAATCATACCCTTGTATAATACTTGCCGTTCCACCATCCGACCTGCCCGTAAATTAATATTTGTCATTTCATAAACCCACAATTGAAGTTATATTACCAATGATGCCACTGCCACCGATGCCTCCGATCTCACCACTTTCAACGAAGACATCAGCAATATTAAATGCTGCATCAAGAACATCAGAACCAACAAATGTTCCGGCAAAGACTTGAGCACCCCAATTGGTATTTTTTGGTGCCAGATTTCCGGTTAGTGCATCACAGTCTGCCTTATTTGCTTTGAGTAAGATTCTTCCCGAACCAGAATCTAATGTAATATTTCTTCCTGCTTTAATATCTACATCTTCATCTGCATCAATCATAATATTTTGAGCACGAATTCTTACTCTTCCATTTTTTTCTGCAGTTATACAAACATCACCATTTCTCCCACTAATAATAATATCTACACCATTTGACTCACTTTTTTGCCCGGCAATAATTTCTATTGATCGGTCATTATATAGTCTGTAATTTCCACCTTCAGTCAATCCAGTAAGACAGACATCATTATTATTAGTTACGGCATAAAGATTATAAACTTCAGTACCATTACAACCCATTTGAGGGTTATTCATATCTATTCTGAACTTCGGTCCAAAGCTTGTTAGACTTCTTCCCTGCCAGTTTTGTTTATCAAAAGGTCTTTCTGCCATTTTATGTTACACAATCTATTACTTGTTTTACTTCACCTTGGAACTCTGCTGGCGGTGTATCTAGTATGGGTCGTAATATAGCACCAGAACCAGTATCAGATTTAATGGTAATTATTGGAAGATCGTTCACAATAACTATAGTATTTATTGGTTGTATCTTAGTAATAGATCCCTCAAATATTTCAATAGAATATTCATTATCAAATTGATCTGTTGCCGTGTCTCCACCGACTCCCCCAATATAATTTTGACCTGGATTTTGAATAAGAATCTTATTCACACTATAATTTCTGGCAATTAATGATTGTGTCTGATTTTCGGTTGAATTATTAATTACTGTGTTTGCAGTTGTAGATACTGAATTATCATATAAATCTCCCGTTGGATAATTTTCTCCTTCGGATACAATATAAACCGAATCAACTTCTCCGGCATCATTAATAGTTGCTCTGGCAACGACACCATATCCTTGATTACAATTATCTCTAATCTCCACGAATGGTGGGAATCTATATCCAGAACCTCCATTTGTTACTTTTGCACCAATAACACTTCCGGTTGAACCAGAAATTGCCCCAATTAATGGTATTGCAGTTGCTCCTGTTCCACCTCCACCAAAAATAGTCACCACAGGAGCACTACAAAATAGTGGTGGTCCGGTATAACAACCACCAATTTGATTTGGAATGTTGTTTATTGCACTAAATGCACCCGCAACTCCACCAACAATATCAGTAACTGCTCCAATAGCACCTTGTATTCCACCTAATACATCACCAGCAGTTGCTATTGCATTAGTAACATTTGCATTTTCTAAAATTTCATCAAAATTAGGTGTAGGTGCATTTGTCGGTCCGCAACCAATTATCCATTCATCAACAATACCATTAGATTTTCCTTTACTCTGATTACAATCAAATAGTCCAACAAGACCTTTGATTGAATCTACACTATTACGCAAAAATCCATCAACACTAAATGATGGAGTAAATTCTAAAATTGTCTGGATTCCTCCAAGTGAGGCACTCAATCCGCTTGATATTTTACCAATAATATCATTAACGAGTACTCCAGTAAATTGATTTGCGGCACAAGACACAAAATTTTGAACATTATCAACTACAGAATTAAGTATCTCTTCTATGAGACTTCCAAGACCACTTATGATTGCACCGGCAACACAAGGAATTGCCTGTTCTACTGCCTTAATTGGATTAACCATCGCAGTTTGTGCGGCAACACCAGCAAGATGAGCAGCAGCAGGATTTTGAGTTGCTGCCAGAACTATACTATAAACTGAATTATAAAGTAATTGAAGACCACTATTCAATATTGGTATCATACCTTTGTATAAACCATTAACCATATTACCAACAAGACCATTTGTAATTGCCTGTATCTTATCGGTTACACGAGTAATTTCATTTGCAATATTTGTAAAGATTGCCGGTGCCTTAATCTTATTCAGTAAATTACCAACCTCAGTAGATATTTTACCAATAATAGTATTATTTACCGTATTTCCAAGTAGAATTTTATCACCAATTGCACTAAAGGAAGAAATCTCATCATCTGCAATTGCTTCTGCTTGTTGTGGTGAAACACTTCTTGGAGACTTTTGAGATTTTGCATTTTGTTCAAGTGATTGGTCAGGTTTCAGTGTACCATTTGGTTTTTTAACCTTACCAGTATATCCAGTAAAAGGTATAAAAGGTCCGGCATAATCTCCGGAAGGAACTTGTGAAGTTCTTCCAAAACATCCCATAATAACTGGAATCTGAGCATTATCTCCATCTAGGAAGAATCCAAATACAGTATCTCCTGGAGATACTTTTACCGTAGTTGCATTATTTCCTGCTCCAGTTCCTGAAGTTGTTGGTAATAAGCACTGTGCCCATGGTAAATCTTCATTCGGAAGTTCTACCGTATTATAAGGATGATACCCCATAATACGAACTTTAAATCTATTTCCCCATCCTGCTCCATTTATTTGCCCACCATGAGAACTCTCCGGTGGAATCTGACCTATCCACCAACGGAATCCATCTCTTCCTATAAAATTACTTTTGAGTAAAGATTCGTCTATCATTTTCTTTCTTTGTTATTGACTCCAAAAGTATCTCTCAGCAATTTCATCGAAGTATAGGAATTATTCACATCAAAATGGTGGCAAAGTTCCTTAATCATATATAGACCACTTGTTTCGGAATCGTGTTCGCTTTTATCCGATTTACTATTATTTGGAAATAGGCACTCGATGACATCACCCGCTCTTAAATCAGTATTTACGGGAATCATTACACTCAAAGCTTGTGTAAAAAGAATATTGTATCTCATTAAAGATTGAGATTGATATAATGATGGATCTGCGTTTTCAGATTTTGATACTTCTTTTTCTACGGTTCCAATATCCAGAATGGCAGTAATAATTCTTGAAGGGGCATCTCCGAGAGATAAATCAGATCCCTCAGATATTTTAGGAAGTTGTAAATCTGTCCCACCAAGGTTATTAGTTTTATTGGAATAATTTTGTAATTTAAACAGTCCTTCTTTAGGATCAGTAAATGTAAAATCTAAAGGATTGAAAAATGTTCTTTGACTTGCATAAGTACCAAGACGAAGTTTCTCAATTAAATTTTGATTTTTCTGTGTACTATAATTCAGAATCTTAAATTCATTATCAACTTTTTCATTATTATCATTATAAGAAACTGTCGTTGGACTATAAACATATGTTGCCTTTGATTTTTGAGAGATTAAATTATCAATTGCACGAAACTGAAATCCATCCTGAGTTTGATAAAATACAAATCCGGCAGTTGCATTTCCAGAAACTACTGGAACACCTTTAGATGCCAACCAAATTAATGTTGTGAAAGGTTTTCTCATATTTCCAATAAATCCATACTTATTGGAAGTCTCATCAATTGTTCCGATACTATCAGTTTTTAGAACATCTGTTAATATTTTACGAACCGACTCACTAATCTTTGATGATGTTGAATATTTTCTTGATACTCGTGAAGTTTCATTCGTGATTGCCTCTCTTGAAACTAGATTTAGAGTGAAACTTTCTTGCTGTGCTTCTGAGATTACATCGGTAATACTAGAAACATAAAGATATTTTTTTGGATTATTTGAGAAGTCCAAAGATTCTCTTCCCGGAACATTTCCGGCAATTTTCATTGAGAGCCTTTCACCACCACGAAGAGGAAGACCATTATAAATTGATTGCTTTTCTCCGTCTTGGTCCTTAAAAGATGTAATGGTATTTCCAGTATTAACCACCTTGACTCTGGCAGTAATTGTTGGGGAGAAAATATCCTCAAAATATTCGAGTGCGATTGTTCCATTTTTAATATCAACCGTCCTTTTCTGGTCGTTTGATTCAAGAACTAATTCTTCATATATGGATTTACTAATTGACATTATAGGTAAGCGAGGTCGAGTAGAAGTTTATTTTTTATAAAATTATTTAACAAGGCAAAATCACTTATTGGTGAAGACCCTCCACCAGAAGAACCTCCACCACCAGAAGACATCATTTGTTGTGCCGGTGATGAAGGATTTTGAGAAACAATCACGGTTGGTCCGGTTCTCTCTTGTGCTAGTGATTGACTTATTTGTGGATTTTGTGGAGTACCGGTTGGTGTTATTTGTGCTGGTGTTGGGGGTTTTGCTTGTGGTGTTGCTGATTGAGATGCTAGTTGTGCCCGTGGTGATGCTCCCGAAACATTACTTGCAGTAGATCCCGCTGCTCCGTGAGCTAGCGTTACGCCGCCACTACCAAGAACTTCAGCTTCTCTACCATATCCACTTCCACTAGATAGAGACGATACTTTTCCTACTGCAAGAGGAAAAGCAATTTTAGATCCAGGCAAACCAGCAATAGTTGGTCCAACATTTGGATTTATTTCTTGAAGATCTATTCCACCCTGAGTTCTTCCTTTTTTACTGTGAGCTTTTTGCTCACGTAGAATCATTGATTTTATTTGAGAATCTGAAGCGCCAGCAAGAAGATCTTCTTTGATATTGCCAAAATGAATCCTAGAACCTCTAGCCAACATTGCTTTAACAGCAGCAAAAGCAACATCCCTAGCTTTTTTATAACCATCTTCAGTCATATTTGGTGGGCTTAAATGGAAATGAACGCCATAACGTCCCTGATCTTCTTTACCATCTCCAGAAGCACCTTGAAGAAAACCACCAGCACCAGTTTGTGGTATTAATGATGTAGTTCCTGTTGATACTGGTCTTGATGGTGCAGATGATTGTTGAGATGCTTGTGATTGAGAACTTCCAGGTTTGAATGATTTAATAAAAGCATTATGTGTTTTTCTCCTATCAGCATAAACTCTTGGATCCGGATTCTCCCACTGTATCATAAAATCATCTGCTGCTTGTTCCGGAGAACTAAACTGTTTTCTTAAATATAACGGAGTATTCGGGTCACTCTTTATTGCAAAATCAATCTGCCCTTTCCAGTTAGTTTTATAATCAGGAACTGCTTTTAAAAATGCTTGTTTTCGGCTAGGAAATGTATATTGAAATAAACCAACTCCTTGCTTACTATCACCTTTTTCTTGAGCTCCAATTTGAAAACCACTCTCTCCTTGAATATTTGCCAATATACCTAAAGCGTGTATTTCAGAAACTCCTAAACTTTTAAGATAAGAATATACTGCTTGCGAACTAACCCTTCCACCAGATGTTTCTGGACCTTGACTACCACTATAAGGTGCAGTTCGTTCATAGGCACCCTCATTAGTATTTTCAGTTCCGAGTGGTCTGGCATCCTCTCCAGAAGCAATACCCTCACTTAATGGAGTTGTTATTAATTTGATTGCATTCTCAAAGTCAGTACCCCAATTTTCCACACTTAAATTTAGGTCATCAAAAGCAGTTTTAACTCTTCCAGAAGTATCAGAAAAATCAAATGTCATTAAATTTTGTAAAGATGCACCCAAAAGTGTTGTAAACTTAGTAAATACGGTCGTAACATTACCAACAAAGTTTCCAAGTATCTTACCCATTTGTTGAGTTCTGGCAATAAACTCTTTACCCATCGAAATCCAAGTGGGTAGATTATTAATTATCCATCCTGCGGTCAAATAACTAAGGAATCCCACCAATCTTTCAAAAAATCCTTTGGCACTACCTGCAATTAATCCTGCTGCTCCACGAGGTTTTGTTACAAGATTTGGTGCCTCAAGTTCATCCTCTCTCTGTTTTCTTCTTTCATTTTCTATTCTACGATTTTGTAAGATTGTTTGCCTTTGAAATATTTCTCGTTTAACTTTTGTTCTATTGAGTAGAATAGTCTGTAACTTTCTAATCGTTTTTGTTGAACCTGTTGGAACTTTTGATTGAAGTGGTGATGAGATTGCCATATTATATCACCACATTATAATTCAGTTGAGAGTAAAGAACATAAAAATTATCAGGATTAGAAGAACTAATCAAAGGAGTATCGGTTCCATTCGTTGGTGCCTGTGAAATAGAAGATTGTTGATTGTTACTTTGACCCGATGACATCATTACCACATTCGGTGCCGGTTCAGTAAGTTCTCCTACATTTTGAGTGGGTTTAGGAAGTGGTTGAACCTGTGCTGATGGTAGTGGTACTGCTTGGACTGTAGGTGGTTTTTCGACCAACTTCATTTCAGTCCAATCCTTGTCTGTTGATTTTGCCCATTCCTTTGCCTGCTGTTGCTGTTCATAAGTCATATTATTCCAGGCAGACTCAATTCTTCCTCTTGCCATAGAGTTATCTTTATATTTCCAAGCCATCTCAAAGTTTTTCACCATTTCGGGACTTGGTGGAGGAATTGCCGGTGTTTGTGGTTGAGATATTGGTGCTGCCTCTGATATTGGTTGAGACAACATAGAGTTTTGTGGTTGCACTGCTGCCGGTGCTGCCGCTGGTTCTTCTATTGGTCCTACTATTGTTGGTGGTGGTGTTTCTGGTTTTGGTGCTGGTTTTGGATTTCCTGCCTTAGGAGTTGTTGGTAAGACTTTTGCCGCTGGTGTTGTTGGTGGTTTTTCTGGTTCATTTGGATTTTTACCAAAAATATTACCACCAAACATTTCTCTAATTGAATCTAGACCATATGCAAGACCAAAAGGAATTTTGAGTGCTCCGGGAGCAAGTAAAGCACCAGCGGCAAGAGCAGAGTCTGTATATTGCCCGGATGCAGCATCCATAACACCACCAACAGCAGTAAGTGCTTTTCCAGCAAAATTGGCAACTGCACCCACACCTCTTGCAATTGGATTTCCTGATGCTGGAGGTTTTACACCAGGTCCAGCAGGAGGTTTTGGACCACCAGGTTTTGGACCACCAAAAAGACCTCCCACTAATGGAGCAGCTTGAAGAGCACTTCTTAAAAGTTTTAGAGGAGCTTTGGCAAGTTTAAGTAAAATTGAACCTATTTTTCCAGTAATACCAGTAATAGTTTTGATTACCAAATCAAATCCTATTTTGATTGCACCAATAGCAGCTACGCCAAATCCAATATGTTTAAGAACATTATCTTTAATTTCTTCTAATTTGTTTTTATTTCCTTCTGATGCTGCCTTAAGTGCTTCTATTCCTTGATTAGTCAACCATCCGGCAAATAATGCAGTTAGAGCCTCTCCTATTCTTCCAAATATATTACCAACTTTCTGCTGCAGAGCCTGAACAGGTTTTGCCAGAGCATTTGTAATTTTTTGTTCTAGTTGAGATTCTTTCCCCAGTCTAATATTTGTTTCGGCAAGTTTTCTTTCACTTTCTGCTTCTGCCGATGCCTGTTGCTTCTCTACGGCACTATCTTGCTGTATTAGATTAGAAACATTTCCAAGACCATTATTTAGAGTTGTGGTTTCTGCTCGTAAGGCATCTACTGTACCTCTAAGAGCAGAAATCTCTTGAGTTTGTTGAACATTTTGGACAGTTTGAACCTCCAAATTTCTTTCAACATTAACTAAACTTGCCTGAGGTTGCACGGCAAGAGCACCACCTCTTCCTCCACCTCCACCAGGAATACCACCACCTCCACCGGCACCACCACTTATGACAGAACGAGAAACTGTTCTTGCCACAACATCTATAGTGGGTCCAATTGGAGATGATAGACTAGCCATTCTGCTGGTTCTTTAGATTTTGCTCTTCAATATATTGAGAAAGAAGAGTAATATAAACTTCTTTTTCCCAAGGTAACATATTTTCTAACTCCGTTAATGAATATTTATGATGCTGCATTAACTGAAATGTAGTCTTATAGTATGACTCCAACGAAGTATGAGCCATTCCTAGGCGAAAAAAGATGTTAATCCCTCCAGTATGACCTCACTTTCCACATCAGTATTTGGATTTTTCAATTTAATAGTATAAGAAAGTTTAGGCATCGTCTCAAAAAACTTCTCAATTTCCTTAAACTGATTAGTAGTAAGTTGTTCCAAAAACTCATTTAGTTCTTTTTTAGTCGTATCAGAAGCATTCCAAGATTCTTCTTCACTATAAATCTGCTCTACACAGGCAGAAATCATCTCAAAAGTATCATCTACACTCACAGATTCATTATTATTAAAGTTGTTCTTAATGAACTCCTGCATAGATGGATATTTCATACGAAGAGTTAGAACATCATCAAGTTTAATATCCTTTGAATGATTTTCATCTACATTTACTTTAATTTCATCCAGATTGATTGAAACTGGAACTTGTGTGGTTCCATCATCGGGGCAGGTAATTAAAACATCCACCGACTCTCCAACTGACTTTCCACGGACATTCAAGAACAAATATTCAATATCAAAAGTTGATAGTTGCTCTACCTTGATTCCTTTCGTAATAATACAATTTGAAATTACGGTTTTTACCGCTTCTGCAATTTGTTTTGTATCCTCACTTTCCATCGCAATAATTAAAATCTTTTCTTCTTTAACCAGAAAAGGTCTATACTTAATATTCTTTTTTAATGATGGAACTTCCAACTCATATGTTGGCACCGCAATTTTTGGTAATGGCATAATACTTGAATAAAAACTTCATTAAGGATATTTAGGTCAATTATTTAAAATCGTAGGAAACACACTTCCTTGATTTGGAATTGTACCTCTTACTCCACTTTCACCAAGAGATTGTCCAGTTCTATAAACAACTCTTTGATTATTGCTTTGATTATTGCTTTGATTATTATTATTGATTTGATTATTGATTTGATTATTATTATTGCCAATAATTTCATTCAAACTTAATGATTTACCTGCAATATAACGATCATACTCAAAAGTCACCGACATCTTAAGAATATCTGATGAACTATAACTTACTGGAATTGATGACATTGCCGATGGAAATAGTCCAATAAAAGTATATTCTATTTCTCTATTATAATCTCTATCAAACTTTGTGATTGTAGTTCTATCAGATTTATAATATTCTGGATATTGCATTCTAGAGATATAATCCTTACGATTCTGCCCTATTGGAGCAAGACTACTTCCAATTGGATTATTGGAACCACTTGCAATAAACTCCATCCAACTTTCCATAAATTTAAGAGCATTATAATTTTTATCTACATAAAATTCTAGACTGATTGGAATATATTGTCTGGTGTGTGCAAACTTCTCCGTTATACCCATAAAGTTCCCACTAACATTAGCAGTTGCCAAAGAAGTAGTTGGAAGAGATGCCGAAAAACAAAGTAATCCAGCATCTTCGGCAATAAATCTTTGACTAATTCCTTTACGAAAAAGATATGCCATTAGTGGTCCCCCAAGAGGTCCTACACCACCAAATCTTACTTCATAATGAGAAGTCTGTGCAAGATTCGTGAAGAGTGGTTTAAAGTCGGATATTCTGCGGATACTAGGCACTCTAAATACCTTTATGAGTCTTATTAGTATAAGTATTTAGATGTCTTATAAGGGAAAATTTAAACCATCATTTCCAGAAAAATATGTTGGCGACCCTACTAATATTATATACAGGTCTCTATGGGAATTGAAGTTTCTGAAATATTGTGATACGAATGTAAATATTTTGGAGTATGCCTCCGAAGAACTTGCCATCCCCTATCGTTCTCCGGTAGATGGTCGTATTCATAGATATTTTCCTGATGCTTATATAAAAGTCAAAGAACCCGATGGAAGTATTAAGAAATATTTGATTGAGATTAAACCTCATAAACAAACGATGCCACCACCCAAACCAAAAAGGCAGACCAAAGGATATATCTATGAGGCATATGAGTATGCTAAGAATCAATCAAAATGGGAGGCAGCAAGGGAATATTGTAAGGACAGAGGATGGATTTTTAAGGTAATTACAGAATACGAATTAGGTATTGCCAAAAAATGAACCGCATCAAACCCCTACTTAAAAAATTATACGGAACAGAAGATGCGGATGATTTGATGTTGGAAATACTTGATGTACTAAAAGAAACTACTAGTTCTCCAGAGGTAGGTAAATTTTACACTTTTGTTTATAGACCAAAGACTCCTCGTGTAAGGTATGATGCTCATCCTTTGGTTGCCGTTACAAATGTTTATTCCTGGGGGTTTAGTGGCATTAACTACCACTGGGAAAAACGGCGTCAATATACCCTTGAAGAAGTGATTGGACCTCTACATATTGTGGATAAAAATGAAGTCGGTGATTTGAGAAGAATACCTTTCGGACAAATCAAGATAAATAACTAAAAACTATAAATGGCTTTTTCAACTCCAATATCATCAGCCACTCAGAATGCCATTATTGGTGGATATAAAGCAGCGGCAAATAGAGCACCATCATCAAAAATATTTCGCTATCCATTAAAGAATATTGATAAGTCCGATGATTATCTGCAGATTGAATCTTATGAGTATCTTCCACCGGGATTGAGTCTTGGTGAGACGAATTTTGCACAAAGAAGTTCTGATGATGTTGTTGCGGAAGGTGGGTATGGAGCAAAAAACATCAAAGGAACCGTAATATTACCAATTCCAGAAGGTATTCAGGATAGTAATAGTGCAGGTTGGGGTCCTGGTGATATGGGACCCCTACAAACTGCGATACTGGGGGCAGGAAAAGAAATAATTGAGGGCGGAAACTTTTTTAAGAGTACAGTAGGTGCAGTTAGCAATCTAATTGGTAAAGCTAGTGGGGCATCACAAACGGCGATTGGGCAAGATACAGTACAAGCATTTTTTGCTAGTCAGGCAGCAAAGGCACTACTTGGAGGTTCAGACTTCAATCAAAATCTTTCCAGAGCAACCGGAGCAGTTTTTAACTCAAATACGGAACTTCTTTTTAGTGGAGTAACACTAAGAAGTGGATTTTCATTTTCATTTGATTTAGTTCCTCGTTCTAAAAAAGAATCGGATGAAATCAAAGATATTATCAGATTCTTTAAGTCTGAATCTGCGGCACAAAAAGGAGCAGCAAGTGATGGTGCTGCCGGATTATTCCTCAAATCTCCAAGTGTGTTTAGACTTCGGTATATGAGTGGTGGAAAACCGCATCCATTCTTGAATCAATTTAAGATATGTGCCTTGAATGCTATGTCAGTCAATTATACTGCTTCAGGAACATATGCCACATATTCTGATGCCACACCGGTTCATATGAATATGACTCTAACATTCCAAGAACTCACGCCAATCTATCGTGAGGATTATATTGAAGCAGGGTCACCAACCGGTGATTATAAGTCCACTATAAAAGGAACAGGATTCTAATGTCTTACTTCAGAGAACTTCCAAACTTAGAATACCAGTCATTCTTATCCAGTAGTAAAGGTTCCGATGAATACTTATTGGTAAAAAATGTATTTCGTAGAGTTAAACTTCGTGATGACTTACAAAATGTTTTTACCATATTCAATAAGTATGAAATCCAAGAAGGAGCAAGACCTGATACGGTTGCCGAAGAACTTTATGGAAGTTCTCAGTATGATTGGGTCGTATTGATTGGTGCCAATATTATAAATGTAAGAAATGAATGGCCTCTTTCTGATAGAGACATCTATAGATACTCAGAACAATTATACGGAAATGACATAAACGCAGTTCATCATTACGAAACGATAGAAGTCAAAGATTCTAGAGGAAGACTCATACTTCCGGCAGGTAAAATCGTAGATTCTACTTTTACTATCCCAGACCCTAATATTCCCGTACAAACTCTAAATCCTGTTGTTGGTATTAGTAACTATGAATATGAAGTCAGAAAAAATGATAAAAAAAGAGACATTTATGTTCTCAAACCTGCATATCTTCAGCAGGTTATTAATGATACAAGAAAAGCGATGACTTATGATAAATCATCGCAATATGTAAATGATAAATTAATTCGCACCGAAAACACAAGAGTCACGATGCCATAAAAAAGAGGAGATTTCTCTCCCCTTTACCTTATTATTCCGCTAGGCGAGCAAAATATGATAAGGATTCATCATCTTCATCATCATCAACCGCAACAGAACGAGTCGGTTTCAGGTTGCTAAGTTCAGTACGCAAATCTTCAGTCAGAGAAGGAGCAGGACCACGATAGTTGTCCTCATCCTCAACTTCAGAATCAATACGAGCAGACTTTCCGCCTAAGGCAACTTCAAGACGCTTCTTCATTTCTTCATAAGACTTGAATTGGTCAGGAGAAACAAACTCAGAAAGAGAAAACTGCTTCTTCCAAATTGCTTCCATAGCATCATCATCATTCAACAAAGCGCCCTGAGAGGCAAATTCACTGGAATCATAGTTTCTATAACCGGCAACACTCTTTGCCTTCAGTTTGAAATTGGCACCAGTCCAGAAATCAAACGGATCGATGGCAGTTTCATCTTCAAACTCAGGTTGCATTGCTTCCGTGAGTTTGTCAAAGATTTTCTTACCATACTTGAAGAGGAAGACTTTACCCTCATTATCAGGATTAGCAGGGTCCTTGACAACATAGATATTACTCATATAAGTCAGTTTACGCTTCTGCTTACGGGCAACTTCCTTATTGGAGTCTATACCAGAGTTCCACAATTGACCGTTGTGCTCACATACGGGGCACTTCTGGTTGAGAGTAGTTAGGCACGAGTCAATCAACCAACCACCGGGTCCCTGAAAGGCGTGAGAATAGACTTTGACGAATGGCAAGTCTTCACCATCAGGAGCAGGAAGGAAACGAATAACGGCATAACCATTATTTGCTTTGTCACATTCCAATTTCCACAAACGGTCATCAGAAGAATTACCAGAATTATTCATTTTTTCAACTTCTTTCACCAGTTTTTCGGTGAGAGAACCAAGTTTAGATTGTTTTTTTAAGTCCGAAAAGCTCATTTTGGATTTTTTGGATAAATTGGATTTTGTTTTGAGACAACTTTATTATAGGAGATCTATAAAGGGATGTCAAGCCCTCGTCCA